GCAGGCTCCTTTAGTTTACAACCGGATTAAACCGGCTATCGACTGGGTGCTGGGCACCGAGAAGCGAAGCCGTATGGACTATAAGGTGTATGCGCGTCGGGATGAAGAGGCTGAGATTGCTGAGACGAAAACTGCGGTGATGAAGTACCTGTCTGACGTAAACAAGACCCCGTTCCATAGGTCACGAGCGTTTGATGATGCCGTTACGGTAGGCGTGGGTTGGATAGAAGACGGTATCCGCAGCGATAACACTGAAGATCCGATATTCACCCGTTATGAGTCATGGCGCAACATGTGGTATGACCCGCTGTCCGTGGAGCGAGACCTGAGCGATGCGCGGTATATCTTTAGATCTAAGTTCGTAGATCTGGACATTGCGAAGGCGATGTTCCCGGATCGGGCTGCGTCTTTGGAGTCCGCGGCGAACAAGGCGAATATTTATGGGGACTCCACATCTGAGGATGAATTTTTAACAGGATATTACAGTGACCGTGGCTTTGGGGATGGGATATTGTTTAATTCTGGGCGTGCTTATACTGATGGCGCTTACAGTCGCCGTGATCGTGTGCGACTGATCGAGTGCTGGTATAGAGAACCCGCCCAGATTAAGGTTATGCGAGGCGAGATGTTCGGGGGACGAGAGTTTGAACCGGACAACGAAGAAATGCTTGAGGCAATCGAGATGGAGTATGCGTCAGTTTATGACGCTGTCGTAATGAAGATGCGCCTGTGCATTATGACTGAAGACGTTCTTCTGATGTCAGAGGACAGCCCGTATCGACACAATGAGTTTCCGTTTACCCCGATTTGGGCGTTTCGTCGTGGGCGTGATAATGCGCCTTATGGAATGGTACGCAATATTCGTGACCCGCAAGAGAATTTGAATAAGCGCATGAGTAAGGCGCTGCATATCCTGTCATCTAACCAGATTATTGCAGAGGAAGATGCGGCAACGGATTGGGATGAGATCAGAGATGAAGCGGCTCGTCCGGACGGGATTATGCTGTTGGACGGACGTAAAGACGCCCGGTTTGAGCTGGTGAACGATAAGCAGTTGGCACAACAGCACATTAATCTGATGGAGATTGATGCTCGTATGATCCAGGATGTGTCTGGGGTCACAGACGAAAACATGGGTAAGCAATCAAACGCGACATCCGGCCGTGCGGTTACCGCCCGTCAGGAGCAGGGGGCTGTGATCACATCTGAGCTGTTTGATAACTTGCGCTATGCGTTTCAGTTGCAAGGAGAAAAGCTACTGTCTTTGATCGAGCAGTTCTACGATCACTCTAAAGTAATTCGCATCGTTGGTGATAATGGTCAGCCTGAGTACGTCAGTCTGAATGAGCCGGATATTGACCCGATTACCGGTGAGGTAAGGATTCTTAACGATATCACATCAACGAAGGGCGACTTCATTGTTGACGAGCAAGAGTACCGGGCGACTCAACGTCGTGCGATGTTCGACGCGTTTGCTGAGATTATCAAGACGATGGACCCTGAGACGTCCATGCAGTTACTGGACTTGATGTTCGAATACTCCGATTTACCGGGACGGGAAGAGATTGTATCCAGGATTCGTAAACTGAACGGTCAGAGCGATCCTAAGAAAAAGAACGATCCGGAAGAACAGGCTCGCGCTCAGCAGGAAGCCCAAGAAGCGGCGATGATGAAAGAGTTCGAGATGCGCCGGATCCAGCTTGAGCTGGCTAAGATGGAGGCGGAAGCAGGTAAGATCTCTGCGGATACTGAGAAGACGAAAGCGGAGACGGTTAAAACTAACGTAGATAGCTTGTACACCTCAATCCAGACTGGATCGGAAATCGCGATTATGCCGACTGCGGCGATGATCGGGGATGAGGTTGCAACGTCTGCAGGGTACGTCGATAAAAACCAGCCGCCATTATACCCGGCTCCGGCGCAACCGGTGATACCCCCGATGTCAAGACAAGAACGAACGATCATTCAGAAGAAGGCGGGCGTTGAGAGTGATAAGGACGGTAATCCGTTAACACCAGATAAAGCCGCACCCCCGAAGACAGCGGGTACAGGCAAAGCCAAGGGCTCTTTGAAGAAAGGGCCAACCTCAAACCAAAAATAGGAGAATCGCATGAGTGATGATATCGCAGAAGAAACTGCAGAGAATTATGATAACTTAGGTTTAACGGAGGAAGAGCTTAAGGTTCTTAAGTCCGAAGACGAGGATGGCGTTGACAACGAAGAAACGGAAGAAGATTCTGAAGAAGCTGCACCAGAAACGGCGGAAGCGACGGAGTCTGATGAGGATGAAAGCGCGGAACCAGAGGTTAAGGCTGAAGCAAAAGGCGAAACGGACACAACGTTTGCTCCGGTTTATTCGTCAGACAGCACCGAAGGACTCACGGAGCAGCTCGAACAAGCAACGAAAGAGTTCGATGAACGATCCGAGGAGCTTGCTAATAAGTACGAGAACGGGGATTTATCGTTTTCTGAGTACCGTAAAGCCGAGCGCCAGCTGAACACTGAATACGACAAGGTTCGTAACGAGGCAACTGCCCGTTTACTGAAAGCCGAGATTGCTGCGGAACACAGTCACCAGGCCGCCCAGCAGAAATGGGAACTCGAACAGAGCCTGTTCTTTCAAGATAACCCAGGGTATAAAGAGGACGCGATCTTACGCGGAGCTCTTGGAGCTCAGCTCGAAGCCCTATATGCGGACGAGGCTAATGCTGGTAAATCAGGTATATGGTTCTTACGTGAAGCAGGTCGTCTGGTGGATGCTCGTTTTAACCGCGAAACTCCAGCTGCACAGGCTAAAGATTTGGATGCGGCAAAAGAATCTCTAAGAAAAAAGGCGGCGAAACCGGTGAATGCGCCTAAGACATTGGCGAGCGTTCCTACGGCTGAGGCAAATCAAGATTCCGGCGAGTTTGCGCATATTGACAAGCTTACCGGTCTTGATTTTGAGCGTGCGTTATCCCGATTGACTCCAGATCAGTACGAAAGGTACATGGCGGCTTAATGCTGTACTTGGATGTTCAGCAAGGGGAATGCCTAGCCATAGGTGATCTGAGGATTACATTGGTACGCAAAGCGGGTAAACGTGCCCGCTTAGCGTTGGATATTGATCCGTCAATTAGGATTACGCAATATATGGCTGATAAACCAGATGATTCTAGTAAAAAGGGCTTGACAACGAATCGGAAATAGTTAACATAGCAGACTACAATGCGCGTTAGAATTGACGCGCATTTTTCATAACATGAAGCGCATGAGTGCTCATTAATTTTATCTTAAATTATTGAGAGGTATACTCATGGCTCAAACGGTCATTGGCCTGAACGATCCGAAGGCAATCAAAAAATGGAGTGGCGACTTAGCAGTAGATACTGCGCGTAAGTCCTATTTCAACAAAAAATTTATGGGTAGCGGAAGTAGCTCTTCGGCCCCTATTCAAATGTTAACCCACCTGGAAAATGAATCCGGGGACAACATCTCTTATGATCTGAGTCTTCAATTGAAGATGGCGCCTATTGAAGGTGACTCTGTCTTGCGCGGTAATGAAGAAGACTTGAACTTTTACACAGATAACATCTACATCGATCAAGCTCGCGCTGGTGTAAATACTGGCGGCCGTATGTCTCGCAAGCGTACGCTACACGACTTACGTCAAGTGGCTAAAGCTCGTCAGTCTGAATGGTGGGCGAGAATGTTTGATGAGCAGTTCTTTATGTACCTGTCCGGTTCTCGCGGGGTTAATAGCGATTTTATTTTCCCGTTAGGCTATACCGGTCGTGCAAACAACCCACTGGAAGCCCCTGATGCAGAGCATACGTTGAAGGCGGCAGCTACGCTGACCGCTACCGATACAATGTCTCTGAATCTGATCGATCGTGCGGTATCTCGCGCAGTCACTATGGGTGGTGGAACTCAAGGTACTCCGCAGATTCAGCCGGTTATGGTTGAGGGCGAAGAGCACTTTGTTGTGGTTATGCACCCGTGGCAAGAATACGATTTGCGTACAAACTCAACAAGCGGTGAGTGGTTGGATCTGCAAAAAGCGGCGGCAGCGGCTGAAGGTCGTAAGAACCCTATCTTTAAAGGTTCTTTGGGTATGTACAACAACGTGGTTCTGCATAGCCATAAATCGGTTATCCGCGACACAATTGACGTCTCTGCTGCTAGAGCATTGTTCTTAGGTGAGCAAGCCGCAGTATGTGCATTCGGTTCTGCAGGTACCGGCATGCGTTTTGACTGGAACGAAGAAATGGAAGACCGTGGTAATCAGGTCGTTATTTCTACCTCTTCGATCTTTGGTATCAAAAAATGTCGTTTCAACAATAAGGACTTTGGTGTCATGCAGTTACAAACTGCTGCGGCTGATCCTGCTTAATCTAACCTGGAGAATTTAGTATGGCTGTAATAGCAACATCCCTGGAAATCGTCGGAACTGTAAATCTCCCGGCGGCAACCGAGAAGGGTAAAATTTATGAGCATGATGTCGTAGTTGACACGTCGGTAGATAACTTAGCGAGCGGTGACTTTTTGCAATTATGCGAAATTCCACCTGAAGT